GTTGATGTTATGTTTGGTTGTGTTGCTTGTGTTACTGTTGTGGCTGTTGTTGCACTTGTTGCAGTTGCAACTGTGCCTACTACATTTGCACCTACTACATTAGATAAACCACCTGCATCTCCTGTGTATAATCCAGGAACAGCAAGATCACCTGTAGTTTCATTAAATGTAAATCCTGCAAAGCCGCCGAACGCACCAGAGTCATTATATTGTACTTGTGTGTTGGATCCGCCGGGTGTACCACCTCCTCCTCCACCTGTTTGTGCTGTCCAACTTAAAACACCTGTTCCGTCTGTTTGTAAGACGTAACCATTGACACCACCGTCTATTTTTAAGTTAGCAAGATTTGTAAATGTTAAATTACCACTAGCAAAACTAGTGTTTGCTACCCCACCAAAAGTAGTGGGTCCTGATTTATATTGTAGTTGACCTGTTGTTCCACTTGGAGAACTTAAAGATGTATTTGTAAAAATATTTAAATCAACAGGTGATACTGTAACTGTTTGTGTGATTGAAGTCTGCGTTACATCTAAAGTAATTGGTTCAACAATTATGTTTGCTGTGATTGCTGACATTATTGATACCTAACTATGAATCCTAAAGGCTCTTTACTCTCGTTAGTTAAACTACTGACTGCATCAGTACGTTGTATGTTAATTGTAACAATTGCTAAAACTGATGGGTCTGATTTACCATTGACTAAAGGCACAGTAGGTCTATTACTAGCACCATCTGTTAGATCATTTGGTACATACAAATATGCTGTCCCAGCTGGTCCACTTACAATAGATACTGCTAATCCTGTTGGATCAGCACCTTGAGGACTGTCTAGTGTAATGTTACCTAAGTTAATTTGACCTAAGTCATCATTGTATGTTACTGTTTCAACAGAATAATATGTTACAGATGCACCTAATGTCCATGTAGAAATATCTACAGCACTACCACCAGAGTCTGTAAAGTTCAAATTGATCGTGTATGCTTCGCCTGTGTAAATTTCTAGGCATTGCATCTCGGTCCCGGCGAAGGTGATCGTTTTAGCGCCTGATAATAGTAAACTCATAATTGTTTCCTGTTAATATTGTATTTATTCATTATTATAATCCTAAGTGTCAACAGAACCTTCATGGTCTGCTGTAATGACATCTCTGTTAATTAGTTCTTGTTTTAAATCTGCTATTGTTGCATCATTTATAAAATTACTTTGCAAAGGTAATAATTTATTATATGCTTCAATTAGTTGAGCATCTGTCATAGTTTGTGATGCTGATTGTTCGGGTTTTTGTGGTGCCTGCATAATTTTACCTCATTACAACTGCTGAAGTTGTTCCAGAAACGACTGTTACAGTTCCAGTTGATTCTATTACTCTTCCACAGTATCCTACTGCATATCCTGTTCCACCGAATCCAAAGTAATCTTGGGTAAAATCAATACCTGTAGGATGATTTGCTTTTAATTCGTAATTATACATAAACTGTGTGTTTATTGCAAATGTTGTAAGTGCACCTGTAAATAGTGCATACGGTACAACTTGAAATGTAACATCTGTATCTGAAACAACTTGTATTTGTAATTGTTGTAGTATTTTGTCTCTTGCTGGTCTAAATCCATTTTGAATAATAGTTAAACAAAAAGCATACCATTCATCTTGACCATTAACAATATTTAATAGTTCAGAATAAACCGGTTGTAATGAACCAGTACTGTTTGCGATATAACCATCAGCAGTACTAGATGTTCCTTGATAGAAAGGATATATTTTTGTTGACGATATAGTACTACCAGTATTTGTAATTAATGCAGGTTCATTTATTCCACCAGCAACTGGAGGAGTAAGAACGGGTACCCCGGCTGCTGTTGATGAAACAACAGCCCAAGAAGATTCATCTAAAAGTACTCCTATAGTTGAGCCATCTGTAATTTTACTAGGAGGAATACTATCATCTTGTATATCATCACCATCAATACCCCCTGCAGGAGTATTTGTAATTGGATTTAAACATGTAATTTCAATACAACTATTTGCTAATGCAACTGTTGGTGTAAAGTTAACTTCAAACTCTACGTTTGACGTTATTTGAGTAATATATGTATTTGCTACTAATGTTCCGTCTCCACCTGTTATTTCTACGTTTCCACCAAGACATAAATTATCATTTGCTGGCGTAAATGTAAGTGTTGTACCAGTACTATTAACATTACATGTATTAACAGTTTTAGGAGTACTAATGTTTGGTCCTGCCCAAACAACGCCTGTGCCTGCAGGCCCTGTTATTCCTTGTGTATCATTTTTTGCTCTAATTGACCAATAATAAGTGTTTGCTGGTAGATCACTCATTGTTGCAATAAATATTGTGTCTACTGTACCTGTACCTGTACCTACAGAAGTACATCTAAAGTCTGTTTTAATTGCTACACCTGATCCTGATGCTAATACTACATTATTTGCTGTAAATATAGTTCCTGCGGCATTACTAGATGCACCTGACAATGTAAAGTCAGTTGATCCAGCAGTTTCAATAATATATCTTTGTCCTGGTATCAAAAAGCCTGATAATGTAGGTTGTGTAGATAAATCAACAACTGTTGCACCTACTGTAGACCAAGTCGTAGTTCCTAATGTTTTAATGCTGTAATCTTGACCAATTAATAAGTCAGTTACGATTAACTCAGCAGTCATTGGATCACCATTACCTCTATCTGTTGATGTATAGAAAGAATGCAACTGAGAATCTGAGTCTGTGCCGTAATTATAATCTAAAACATTAATTAAGCCCTGTTCTGGTACAGTTCCTACCATCTGTAAGTAAAAAATAGAACCATCATCTTCTATTGTTACTCTAGGAGCAATAGGAGTACTCATAATGTTTGGATTTTGAAGACCTGTGTTAGGATCTGGTAAATATGCTGTTAAAGCATGATCTGCATAAACTGTATCGTTGTATTCAAATGCAGTAATTCTTACACCTAGTGATCCGTCCTGATATTTTTCTTCTGCAACGTTTGCAACTCTAAACAACTTACCTTGACCACTGTTTAGTAAGTCCCAACCATAAACATTGTTTTTAACAAGTATAACATCTCCTGCTTCTACTTGTATTCCTGAGTAATCTAACTGTAATGTAATTGTTACGTCTTCTCTGCTCTGTAAGAGCCGTCTTACGCCTAAATAAACAGACTGTACTGATGTGTTAACTACAGGATAATCTACGTCTAACTTGTTTAAGGCTTCGTTAGGCGACATAACACTAACTGCATAGTCTTCTAACTTAATTAACTGATAATCTGTTTGATCTCGTACAGATTCGTTTGGATATGCAACTTCTAACTGATTAAACGTTTCGTTTAAGTTAATTGGAGCAACATTTATGCCCCCTACAAGATTATTATCGTCAACTAAGTATAAAGAACCAATTGTTGTATAATCTGTATAACTTTGATTTATAATAACACGCCATTTACCTTCAAATTCACTGTATTGCAACCATGAGTCACAACTATCTACTAATATTTGTAAATTAGTTAAACAATCATTGCCTGTAGCAATAGGTCCGTTAATTCTATAACGTTTTTGTGTAGATGCACCAGTTGTGGGGTCAGTATAAGGTAAGTCATAGTCTGAATATGTGTTTAAAGCAGTTAAAGATGTAGAATCAATCTGAGCCGCAGGGATAGCACAACCATAACGTGTGTTTTGCATGTAATCGTTAATTACGTCACCTGGTTGAGTTAAACTGTTTGTAATTCTTGCAGTTAATCCACCTAAAGATGTTGTTCCTTTCTCTACATTGTAATCTACTTTAATGATTGCAAATGCACAGTCAGTCATTGTGTCAGTTGACGTCCAACGTTGCCCTGCAGGTATCTTTGTGTCTTGCATAATCTGTTGAGCAGTTTGAGTTGTGTTTTGACCTGCTGATGTTGCACCATTTTGAAACAAATAAATGCGAATTTGACCAGACATTTTAGTGTCAATTGTTGCAGGTGTAGTATTATTGATTAATCCAGTAACTACGCCTTGAGAACCAAACTGTACTTTAAGTCCGTTGTAATAAATGTTGCTTGTGTCAAAAGTATAACCACCTGTATCTGTTACTTCTGCGATAGCAACACAATACCACATAGTTTTGTTGTCAGAACTAATTTTTGCGTCTGTAACACTACCACCGACATATGCACTACCGTAAATAACAGGTAATTTGTTTTCTGTTGCTGGTGGTAACTGTATTCTTGCACCACCCGAACCACCTGAGTTTGCCCCTCTCATTTGACGTTTCATTAACAAACGAGATGCACCAACAGATAAGATTGTTGCACCAATTGCAGTAAAAATCGTTGCCGCTGTACCTGTAATACCTATTGCTGATACTACTGCCGCCGCTATTGCTGTAAATATTGCCATATTAGAGTCCTGCTACCCAAACTTCTTCAGTTTTACGATATCCTAACTTTTCAAACTTGATCTGATCAAGTTGTTCTGTTTTTGTAACTGTAAATGTTGTAATTTCGTCATTTTCTACCATTTCTTCTGCTATTTTTTTGTATGCTGACAACATTTTGTAACATGCACTTGATTTACGATGTTCTGGCTCAACATAAATTAAAAGTTCGTTTAAAACTGTTCTGTCAGGGTAAAATATGTTTGGATTCTTTAATGCGAGTATAATACCGACTAATTTGTCATTATGCTCAGCCACAACGCACGTTCCTCCACCTAAAATAATGTGATGATATAACTTGTTAACATATTCTAAGTCTAAATCACCGTAATTCTTTAAATCTAGTTCGACTGCATCATAAAAGTTTTTGACTAAATCAATAACTTTGTCTATGTCAAACTTATCTGCTTTTCTTATAATCATCGTTGTTGTCTTCCACGACCTCCGCCGCCTCCGCCGCCTCCACCGCCACCGCCGGTGCCTGCTCCGATAGTTCTTTTAGAATCTGCTTCTCCACCAAAGTCAAAGTTTACACCTGAGATACTATAAACTTGATCCATGCTTGTATCTGTTGGATTAAATACTTTCCAACTTTCTTCGTTTGTTTTTCTTCCTGCTATTCTGTTAGATAAGACATTTACGTAACTACTGGCTGCTACTGCAACTGTAAAGTTATCATCTTGGTTAGTACGATCTTCTGTAATACCATATGATGTGATAATTCCTCTAAATCTATTATATGTGTTACCTAAGATTCCTTGTGCGTCATAAAAACCTCGATATACTTGTACTTCACTACCTCTAATCTTAGTACCTAGTACTAAAAAGATATTATCTGATCCGATACCTGATAATGCTATAATTGTGTCGCCTGATGTAACTCGTAAATCTCTGTTTTGTGCACCTACTTGTAATAATCCACCTAAAGGCAGATATGTAATTGCATCAATTGTTTCTTGTTTATAAGCACTACTAAATGTATAGACTGTTGTGTCTGTAGGATCAGTATAATCGTTATAAACAGTAAGTTTTACAAACTCTGCTGATTTAATTGTTGGTGTATTTTGTACTTCTGGTATATTCTGTGTCATTATGCTGTTGCCACCCACTCATATAACTCAAATGAACTACTAAACTCAATTAATGCGTTACTTGTAGTTACACCTAAACTATTTTGATGATATCCACCTGGTACTAACTTGTATATAGGCATATTAGGACAAAACATGTTAAATGAACAGTCATTTCCGTACTTAAGTGTGTTACCTGTCACTGAACTTGTAAGAATATTAGGTCTATGTGTAACAACTTGTACTGTTGTACCTGTTCCTCTTGTTACTTCTGTAGTAGAAGTAAAAGGATATGTATTATTACCAATTTGAATAAGATCATTTGGCTTAAACAATACTCTTGTTGATGTAATTGCTGGTAAATTAGTCAATGTCAGTACATTACCTACAAAAGATGACACTGTTATTGCGTTTCTTTGTAATTGATTCATAGTACCTTGATATTTAAAGATCCAAGATAGACATGCATTACTCCCAAACGTCACTACTTGTGGTGTATTTCTGTCTAATACGTCTAATGCTTCCATTAATGGTCTAGCATTGTCATAACGTAAACTAGCAGGCATGTCTAATGACATACGCCATGGCTGAAATGTTGGTGTTTCTGAAGTTCTAGCAACTTCATTTCGTGTTGTTTGTATACCAACAACTTTTCTGCGATCAATTGCAATGCCATTGCAGTTGTTAATAATTGTTTGTAAGCCTGACATAAGTAGATCCTATTTTTTGTTTGAGAAACTTTTTAATTCAGTTACATTTCTCAACTCTGATCCAAACCCAATTACATACATCATAAATGTAAGTGGTAAGAACCATAATGATATTAAACTTAACATGTGTCCCCATGTTAAAGATATTGCACCTAAACTAAAAACGTTTAATGTGCCTGTTTGCGGTACTTGTCTGTCACTTGTTATTTTCATTTTTTTCTCCTTGTTAAATTATTCTTAGCCGTACGGCATTTCGCTTTGTGCCATTTGCACTGTGCCGAGTAATGTTTTACGATTCTCAGCAAACAATTGAGCAACTGATTTAGCATCAACTGCTTGTATTGAATTTGTTATATAATTATTTGTTACTGACCCGCCGCCCATTGCTGTGCCATTAGGGAAAACAGTACCTGATGTTGTTGGAACAAATAGTTCGGGTCCTTCTTCTCCTACAATATATGGTCTACCACCTTGTGCTGGTCCACCATCTGCTAGTCCTGGTAATTTAATTACGTTACCACCTGATCCGAATCCGAATCCAAACGGTGCCATTATAGAACTTAAGATTGGTTGTATAATTTGTAATCTAATAATATCTGCAATAATTTGTTTGATCATTTTCTTAAAGAAGTCTTGGAATGCTTCACCAGCACTTTCTCCTTCTACAAATGCGTCTGCTAAATCTTCACTTAATGCTTTTTGTGCTTTACCCAATGTGTCTAAGAAACTGTTTAGACCTTCGTCTTCTAATGCACGTTCATTAAGATAGTCAATACCATCAGCAAGTTGTTCAGCAGTAATCTTACCTGCGGCAAACAAGTTGTTTAAGTTTTCTTGCATCATTGCTAAGTTAGATTCTGAGTTCCAAAGCAAATCTACAGATGCTTTAAATTGATCAAATGCATCTGTTTGTTCTTTTGTTGCGCCTATTGTATTACCTAAAATACTGTTTAGTTTTTCTTGTACAAAAGTATATGCTTCTAATGACAGACGTCCGTCTTCAAATAATTGTGTAAAGAATGCAAGAGCAGTCTCTGCATGTCGTTGTTCTTTAACATAATCGATCATTGACTGAGTAAGACTTTGTAAAAACTTTTCGTACTCAGGCATATTGTCTTTTGCTAGTTGCTCATTATAGTCTTGCAATGCTTGTGTTGTAACACGCAATTGATTTCTAGCCGCTTCCATTAATTCTTCGTAGTCTTCTATTCCGCCATTTGCTAAACTTTGTGCTACAATTAAGCCATAGATAGCCTCTTCTGCTTCTTTCTGAGCATCTGTAAGTTGCTCTAATTCTGATCTGTAATCATTTGTAGTAAATGATCTTGCTAATGCACTTAACTCTTGTATGCGTTGTGCTAAGGCATCTGCCGCATCTTTTTGTTGTTGTATAATTTCTGGTGGTAAAGGAGGTCCAACAAAAGCATTTGCTAAGTCTGTAGTTGCTTCTGAAATTTCTTCTACTGATTCTGTAAACAAAGCATTGATACCAAGTGCACCAAGAATTGCTGATCCTAATTGTGTTACTCTTTTAAATAATAAACTTGCCGCGGCACTCATGCCTTGCAATGCTTTACTGTTTGCAACAACACCTTTACCAAAGCCAAAGAAATCTTTTGACTTACTTACGATAACAGCAAAGAAGTTTTTAAAGTTAGTACTAAGTTGTCTAACAACCTCACCCATTCCTTTAAAGAATCCACCAGTTGCTAATACTCTTGTTGATAAAGCACCTAAGCCTCTGATTATGCCCCCAATAGGATTGATGATGAATAGCAATGCACTACCTAATGCGATAGCCCATCGTTTTAGTGTTTCTCCGCTTTGTTCTAAACCATCAATTGCTTTAGTCAGTCCTTCAATGCCTTTAGTAATTGCATCAATGGCTGCCGCAAGTTCGTCACTAAACAATTTAAACAATGAATTTTGTAATGAGTCAAATGCATCACCTAAGTTGTTTGTTAAACGACTAATGTTTTGTTCACTAGATTTTAATGCTCCACCAAATCGTGTATCTAAGCCTTCAGTTAAAGCATCAATAATTGTTGCCGCACCTTCTGCTGTTTTACCAAACTTAGATATTTCTAATCTTGTGATACCTAGTTTTTGTTGTAGAATTGCAAATACAGGAATACCTCTATCTGCTAATCTGTTTAAATCTTCAAGACCTAATCCACCTGCTGTAGAACGAGATACAAGATCAAGCATAGCCTGAAATGCACCCAATTGATCTGTAACAACACTAGATGTATCAGCAAATGTTTTTAGTAGTTCATCTGTAGGTTCAACACCTGCACCTTTTAACTGAATAAATGCTTGTGTTAGAGTTTGTACACTAAACTGAGTAGTAGCCGCAAATGCTTGTATTCTTGCAAATTGAGCCTCACCTGCTTGTACTGATCCAAATACAATATTTAAAGAATTGTTTAAATCTTGGAATGCTGATCCAGTTGCAACAATACCCTTAATAAGTTCTGTAGTACCTAGAGCGGCAAACGCGGCTCCTACTGCTTTTATTGCAGTTGATGAGGTATTGGAAAAGCCTTGAACATCTTTTTCACTTTGAGAAAGGGCTTTATTAAACTGTTTGTTGTCTAATGTTAATGCTACTCTAATATCTTGTGCCATAATTAAATCTTCCTAACGTATTTTTGTGCTTCGTCATCGAGTTGTTCAATTGTTGGCTGTGTGAATCCTGACGGTGCTTGTTTACTATATCCGTCATTGAGTCGACCTGCGTATGCATAGTCTGATATTATTTTGTTAGATTGTTTTTTAGTTTTGCGTCTTGCGTTACCTGATGCTACTGGAGTGTTTTCTTTAGTGATTTCTAATGCTTCATTAATAAGGTACTCAGGCAAACCCGCAAGTTTTTTCATACGTTTATTAAAGATTGTAGCATTAATTTTAAACATCTTCTTTATTCTTTCCTAATATCTCTAGTAGTTGGTCTTCTGAATAATCCGGAACTGCTAAGCCATTTTTACTACTATTCTTTTTAGCATAGTATGCTTCAAATGACATTGCCGCATCCATTATATATAAATCAAAAGTATCTGCTTCACTAATCACTTGACTAGGAAGCACACCATATCTTTTTCCTATTCCATCTATTTGCATGATAGTTGACATTTTTGCCGACTTCATATCAATAGCATCAGATGTTACTTTCCCAATTGTTCAGTTACCTTTGTGATAACTTTCATCAAAACATTAGTTGGCATTGCTTCTTTATCTTTAATAAGTTGATTGCCTTTTTCATCTAAAATAAGTTCTTTGACAACATTAATCATATCACCAATATTCGGATTCTTAGATTCGATACTTGATGTTAGATTTGCAAGTTTAATAAACACATCCATGGGCTGTCTGTCCCATGTGTGAAAAGATAGAGGCTCGCCGAACTCTTTGACTGTATCGTCATCATCGAGGAAGATTTCTATTAGTTGGGGTTTTTTTGTAATTTCTGAAAGTTTCATTTGTTTT